CTTCGAGCGATATGTCGTCGCGCGTCGTGACGATCAAGATCGGCGCGCCGATCAAGGGGTTCGATTTCGTCTCCTGGTCGAACGACTACGTCGAGCGATACCGAATGAACATCGTCTCCGACATCCTCGCGAAACTTCAGGCGGAATCCAAGGTCGACGCGAAAGACCTAAGCGGCGATCGCTGGGCTTCGTGGCAGGTCGACGTTCTGTCCAAGTTCACCACGGCGAAGGATCTCTCCGCGCTGATCCTCGAGCGCCGGGAGGCGATCGACAATGACGCGACGCAAGGGGTCGAGATCGCCGAGATCCTGTTTCACCATGCCGAGAAGAAGGGAGCGATTTCGGAGTATGAAATCGACAATCTCGAACTGTGGCGGCTCCTGGTTGAAACCGGTATGTGGGATCCGAAGGGGAAGGGGGTTCCCGATCCGATCCAACTGCGGAACGTCGTCAGGCACGTCCTACGGCTTACAGGGAGACTCGGCGTCGCTTCCGTGGCGATGACATCGAGCGGCAAGAATCCGAAGCGCGTCGAGGTCGAGGTAGGCGATCGGACGATCAAAGTCGGAGTCCTTCGCTTCAACCTCGCGAAGATGCGCGGGTCGATCGATGTCGATCTGGGGGATGTTCCGTACTGATTCAGTCACCGAAACCCGATGCATAAAGCGGAGCGCGCCGGCGCTCCGTTTTGTTTTTGTGTGGGTCGGATCTGCTCCGGCAATGACGGATGACCCCAAAAATGACGGATATGACGGATAAACCTGAACATTACATCTTCCCTAAGGGTTATATGGTTCCCCTACAAAACTCTTTATGTGTTTTATCCGTCATATCCGTCATTGGAGTATGTAAGTCCTGTGATTACAGTGGTTTAGTCGATGACGGATGCGATGACGGATAGGGTTTTGCATCCGTCATATCCGTCATTTTCCGGGAAGAAAAAGAGAAAAAACCTCTTCAGCGGAAAAGCGATAACAGCCGATTCTTTGATCGGCTTTTCCGTGAATATTCACTTTTCTAAAGCCGATCGACTCCGTGGGAAGTCGAGCGGCGCGCGTGTCTCTGATTCATGCCGGCGAACATTTGGCGCGTGGTGCGCGGAGAACCAACGCCGGATCGCGGGATCTCCCCGCGAAACACAATGACACGCGATGAGTATATCAGATCTGTTCGTCGGGGACAATCGATCCCAGAATCACGCGCGCGGTTCTGACGAACGTCCGGCGCGGCTCGCCTGTTTCGGTGATCGCTTTCACCAGTTCGGCGATCGCGTATCGGATCCGATCGGCTTCGAGATCCAGCGGCGCGGATCGCGGATCGATCACGTCTTCGGGATAACGAACGATTCGCGGATCCACGCTGTCGGCGTTCTTGATGTCGCGAAGAATCTTCGTCGCGATCACGTCGTATATCTCTTTCATGTGGGAACGATACCTTTCCCGCGCGGCTTCGTCAACTCTCGTCAAGCCGAATCCGTGAAGATTCTTTCGCGCGGTGTGGTATGGTGACAGAATGAATAGAAATACCCTCATCCTTATCGGCGCTTGTTTGTTCCTTGCCGGATGCGAACTAACGACGAAATCACCCTTCAGCGGGAAGGACGTTTCCGCCGAAGATCTCGCCGTCGAGATCCAGGCGAAACAGGTCGAGATCCAGAATGAACAGGAGAAGGTGAAGAAAGAAGCGGAAGCGAAGATCAGCGAAGTAGCAACCGCAAACGCGCGCGCGAAGGCGCTCTTCGCGAAAGCCGTCGGCAGAGTCGAATCTGACGCGAGATCTCAGATCGACCTCCTGACGGCGGAGTTCGATCAGAACGCGCTAGAAGCGGAAGCGATCCAGAATCGGATCATCAGTGATACGAAAGCGGCGATCGCGGATCTGGACGCGCGCCGAGTCGCGGCGGAGACTTCCGCAAAGGCGGCGATCGAGCGGCTTGAGGCGAAGCAGGAACGATTCCAGGCGCTTATCAGCGCGGCTCAGGTTCTCTCCGAAGGCTTCGGAGGTCCGATCGGTGTCGTCGCTTCCGCGCTTCTCGGCGCCGGCGGCATGGTCTTCGGAGTCGCGAAGCGTCGCGACGCTGTCGCGGCGAAGGAAGCGGCGACGCGGATCGTCGACGCGATCGACGTGCTGAAGACCAAGCGCCCCGAAGTCGCGAAGGCTTTCAAGGATGAAGCGAAGACGGTTTCCGAGTGGCTCGGTCCCAAGGCTATCGAGTTTGTTTCCAAGGTCCAACAATCATGAACGAACCCAACCTCGCCGAAATGCTGATCGAGGTCCGCGACTCTGTGCGCGATATCAAGCACAATCAGGATCTCATTCAACAGGCTCACCAACAGACTCACTCGGAAGTCGTAAGGCTTCGGAGACTCATCATCGGCGAGTCGGAGCCGGAGCGCGGATTAGTACTTCGCGTCGATCGATTGGAGCAACGACAGGAACGATCTACGTTCTGGAGTCAAACGGCGATCGGTGTCGTCATAACGGCGATCGTCGGAAGTATCCTCACAGCGATAGGATTGAAGCAATGAGTCAGGAACTGACGCGCGCTTCGGACGGACGGACCTCACCCCCCCCGACTGCGTCGGGAGGGGATCGCTTCAACGCGATCGACCCGGCTGACCCCAAGGATCAAGCGCTCGTTCGTCAAGCGCTGAAGCGGTGGCCTAAGCGGTGGCGCGGTCTGGATGACAAGAAGAAAGACGCGTTCGTGGAAGGTCTGGTCGAGGCTCACGACACGGCGCGCGCGCTCATGAACGGCGCGATTGATCCGAAGGATCAACTCGACGCGGCGAGTCTGGTGCTATCGGCGGTGAAGACTGCGGCGGCGCTCGAGGCACAGAACCAGGCGGACGAACACCTCGAGGACAAGAACGCGCGGCTGGATGCCGGCGCGCTGACGGAGCGTGTTGAGACCCCGGTGAAGTTCATCAAGGGTATCGACGGCGACGCGCTGTAACGTCCCATAAGGGTAGTTATGTAAAACAGGCTCCCGACTTCCGTCGCGACCTCCCGACTTTGATCGTCGTCGATTACAATCGACGCGGGAGGACGCGATGAAGAATCCCGACGATGAGCGCGACGTACTGCGCGAACTGATCGACGACGGAACGCTGGTAAACATCGACGGCCAACTGTATATCCAGGACACGCGGCGCAAGAAGCGCGGCGACACGTCGTCGGCGGAGATGCTCGCCGGACCGCTCGACGGCGCGCGTCTTCACGTCGAACTGGACTCGACTCACGTCGTCGCGTTTATCGGCGCGGCGTGGTACGTCTACGCTCGAGTGGGGAACCTCGATCGACTGCGCTTCATCGGATCGACGACGAATCGGAGCGGGGTCGATAAGATCATCGACGAATGAAGGAATACGAACCAATCGGCGCTCACCGCGCATTGTGGGGATGCCGCGAACCGCGCGTCCTGGTTGAAGGTCCGGCGGGTACTGGGAAGACGCGCTCCGAACTCGAGCGGCTGAATGCGCTCGCGTGGAAGTACCCACAGAGTCGGCATCTCATCGCGCGAAAGACCCGAGCGTCGATGTCGGAGTCTGTGCTAGTCACGTGGGAGCGCGACGTTCACGCGGAGACGATGCATCTGTTCGGATCGACCAGGAGATCCAACCGCGAATCGTACGTGTACCCGAATGGGTCGATCGTCGTCGTCGGCGGACTCGATAAGCCGGAGCGAACGTACTCAGCTGAATATGACACGATCCACGTCTTCGAAGCGATCGAGACGACGGAGAACGAAATCGAGCAACTGCTACGCGCGCTCCGGTCTGGTCGGATGCCGTATCAGCAGTTAGTATGCGACACGAATCCCGGCAGCGAGCGGCACTGGTTGAATCTACGCGCGTCGAGCGGATGGTTCCGTCGCATCGTGACGCGGCTCACGGACAATCCGCGCTTCTTCGCGGCGGACGGAACGCCGACGTATGACGGCGCTCAGTTCATGCAAAGTCTCGAAGCGCTCACGGGACATCGACGGATGAGGCTCCTCGAGGGGAAGTGGTGTTCAGTGGAGGGTGTGGTTTACGACGCGTTCGACGCGGCGGTTCACGTCATCGATCGGATGCCGGACGGTTGGGAGTCGTGGCGGAAGTTCCGCTCGATCGACTTCGGGTACATCGATCCGTTCGTGTGTCAGTGGTGGGCTGACAGCGGTGAAGCGCTCTACCTCTACCGCGAGATTTACATGAGTCATCGCATCGTCGAGGATCACGCGAAGCAGATCATCGAACTGTCTCGAGGTGAAGACTACGTCGCGACCGTGGCGGATCACGCGCGCGAGGATCGGGAGACGCTCCATCGCTACGGGGTCATGACTACGCCAGCGGAGAAGGACATCGATCGCGGATGCGATCTGGTACGATCGAGGCTCAGAATTCAACCCAACGGGAAGCCGCGAATCTACGTCATGAATCATGCGACAATGGAGCATGATCGAACGCTCGCGATCTCGAAGCGACCGACCTCGACGCGCGACGAGTTCGACGCTTACATCTGGGAGTCGAGGCGTGACGGCGCGATCAAGGAGCGACCCTTAGACCGCGATAATCACGGTATGGATGCGATGCGGTATGTTATATGCGCGGCGGAAGGGATCGGAATCTCGACCCCCTATCTCGGAGTCATCGACACATGGGACTGATCGACATCATCTCGAAAGCCTTGAGGCGCGAACCGACGGAAGTCGATCAGCAATACACAGCGGCGACGATTCGCACAAGCGACGAACTCGCCGGCGTGAGTCGAGCGAACAATCCGCGCGACTTCTCGCGCGTCGGTCGCGCGATCCAGGGATCCATCTACAACGCGGCGACGCTGGTCGCGAAGACAGCGGCGGCGGGTGAACTGCGGCTATACAAGAAAGCCGGCGCGAAGCGTTCGGCGAAGTCGAAGCGGATCGCGGCGCGCGATGCCGACTTCCTTCGAGGTCGAGTCGCGGGGATCGCTCCGTCTGCGAAAGCGGTGTCGTATGCGAACGATGCCGACGACATCGAGCAGGTGACTGATCACCCGATTCTGGATCTGCTTCGCGATCCGGACCCGATCATGACGTACTGCGATTTCATGACGATGCTGTACTGGTATCGCGAGGTCGCAGGAAAGGCGTATGTGTGGACCGGCGGAGAGAAGCCGGTCGGCTTGTTCTTGTTGCATCCGCAGTACACGCGCGCGATCCTGTCGAAGACGAACGGCGTCGAAGGGTATATGTACGGTCGAGATCAAACGGTCCCCATGTCGATCCCGGCGGCGGAGGTGATCGTCTCGCGATACATGCCGGATCCGTTCTCGCCGTGGGACGGTCTGTCGTGGGTGTCGTCGATCGAGCAATACGCCGACGTCGAGAACGCGGCGATCGTCTCCGAGGTCGCGCGATGGAAGAACAGCGGACAGTACGGGATCATCATCAAAG